GATCAGGTTATTGCTCTCCTTGTGGGTGCTGTTACGGCTCTCGCTGTTAGTAAGCCAGTTCAAGACAAGCTTGTGACCTCTGTTCCCAAGTTCCTTAACGAACAGGGGAGCAGAAGTGTTGTAGGTCTAGCCTCCACGGGTTTAGTGGCTGCTATCGTTTTTTACTTTATGAAGGATTACATTGTAAAAGCTTAAGTATTCGATTCCCAACCCATATTACTATAGATTGACTTATCTATACCAGCATAATAAGTAATTAACGCACCAATCGCAAAACTCGTCATGAGCAAGGCACTCAGATCAAATGCCTTTCTCCTGTCCGTCTCTTGATAGTTCTTCACAGACTCCGCAGTTTGTTTCCAGATTTTGTTTCCGATGTAAACAAAAATAAGAGAAAAGATTGAACTCATAAGGAAAAAGTTACGATCTACAGCAAGTCGTGGAAGACTTCCAACAATAAGACGTAATACGTTAGGTATCACAACAGTTAACCATATAAGATTGACCGAGTAATTTTTAGAAAAACGTGGAACGATCAAAATTGCAAACACAGCTAACCAATACCCAACGACTGTCAATAAAACGTCAATAGGTGTTTTCATTTATTAAAGACAAAGATTATTTATCCTGAATGTGTTGACCACAAAATTCGGTTTGAGTTGGTATCTTTTCGTAAATATCGAGGTTCGTGCAAATGTCTCTGAGCTCTATGTAATTGTTCCAATATTCATCTGAATGTGAATACTCTTTCACTGTGCAATGAGCAAGTTCGTGTATAAGAACATGAAAAATCGAATTAACATCCCCGTTAAGACACAATGCGATTTCTTGCCCCTTATTTGTATTATAACCCACCGTTCCTTTCATATTCATGAAACCTGTAATTGGTATATGATTAACTAACATGTGAAACTTTTGATTTCCTGTATCTTTCAAATGTTCCCTGAGTGTTTTATACCTTTCCTTCACATCAATAAACACCATTGGTTCCCTGGTGTTCATAAGTATAAACAAGTTTACAAGAAACAAAACGATGAACACTATCATTTCTTATATGTAAATATAAATTTGCTATACAACTCGGATATGGGATTTCCCATAAGACCTTCCCATTGTTGAAGTTTGAAACCAATTTCTTCTAGATGTGTCACTAGAAGATCTTTGTAAGCTATTGGTTCTGGTTTAGGTCCATCTGCGTAATATGGTGTATCAGTCAGGTTTACCCATAACTTCTCACCAAACTGCCCATTTCCATGTTTTTTCATCATTAAGAAGTTGCCCATATCATCTTTGAAGGGTACACGGAAGGTTATTTTTTCTGAGTCAGGTATAATTCCTATGAGTTTGGCACCAGGTTTCATCCTCTTTTTTATTTCTCGAATAGATTCAAAAAACTTTTCACGATACTCAAAGATGTAATGAAGTGAAAAGTTATAACAGATAATATCATACTTTCTATTCGGACAGTTATGGATATCACCTCTATAAAAGTTTACACGTATATGCATATTTTTTGCACGTGATTGAGCCTCGACCAGAGCAGTTGGTTCTGGATCACACATGCTTATATTTGCACCACATTTGTGCCACTTCTGAAGATCACCACCAAAACCACAACCGACATCCAATATTTGATTTCCCTTATTGGTTACCGATTGTATAAGAGTTCTCTTGGCGTCATTATGATTCTTTCGAATCTCTTCCATAGTGATATTATACCCCCAAAACTTTAATTTAAGGTAATTTAAACATGATATCTTTGGTATTTACTTGATCACTTAGGCGCCAATTGAACAAATAATAATTTACAGAACCCGTTCCCTTCAAAAACTTCAATTCTTCCAATTTTGTAGTGTCTTCACCAACATCGAGAACGTTAAACACATCAAATCCGAGATTTTTTGCAATTATAAATGCAGTTGGGTAAACATCCCCAACTATGTATTGTCCATACGCCTGGTTGATTGTATAGGTACCATCATTACGCTGATACTGGACACTGTAAAATGAAATGAAATCGTCTGTGTCATCATTTACATATGAATGTAGAGGAAGTATCCACTTTTTTACCCAATCCTTATCAATAATCGGTGCAATTTTAAAGGTATTAAATTGTTTTTGAAGAATCATGGTGACTTTAGGTATGTCCCGTACAGTCATTTTCCTAAAAGAAGAGTTTGTAATTTTCAAATTATAATATTTCTCACGCATTCGATTCGTCTTATGAAAACCACTTTTAACAAGGTTTTTTATATTTAAAAATCGATGCCAGTAATTTGCTTTTGTTATAGGTGTTGGTATGGTCGTTACAGCTGTAAAAATAGCCTGCCAAATGTCTTCGGTGTTTGCGATTCTTTTGATTTCACTAATTAAAAGTGGTGCAAATCCATGTGATCGGTACTTTAGATCTACACATAAAAAGTTTATTTGAACCATTTTAACCACATCTTTATTAATTTTCATCGTGACTGGTACACTCGAAATATGTCCAACTATTTGACCCGTTTCCTTTTCGGCTATGCATATACTATGATGTGTAGGGGATTCTAAATACCATTTCATCATTTCGATATCATAAGACAAATTAAATGTATCATCTCGAACGTAGTGATTATTTATAAATTCACAAATTGTATTACTGTCAAAGTCACACCATATAAAACCATCGGGTAAATCAAACGGTTCATTCTTCACATTCTTTTCAGCGTTAATTGCACCCACACACCCGACATCACCCGACATAGGCTGTTTATTCCAATAAGTATGCATTAACAATATAAGTATTAACACTTTTAAGCTAGCTTAAAGTTTAAAATCATAACATGTATATAATGTCTCTCGAACAAGATTATACTACCGTACCGGGTCAAGTTTTCGCGTGTCTATCTGTAATTGGCCCAGAGGCCCCCCAGAAAAATGATAAGTTCGGTGTTAAGATTCGCGGTGCCTTTTCGACTCGCGACGAAGCCGCTAATCACGCTAAGCGTCTTCAGAAAGAGGATCCAACATTTGATATCTATGTTGTAGATATGTACAAATGGCTTCTAATTCCACCTGATCCCACAAAGATTGAGGATGTCCACTACAGTAATGAGAAACTCGAAGAGATTATGACTGGTTATAAGGAAAATCAATCTCAAGCTTCTCGTATGTTCAACGAACGTAAGCAGGGAATGATTGACAGTAAAAACAAGTTAATTCCTGGTGATGACAACTCTAGATTTTATACAAAGTCGGATGAGTCACCAATCCCTCACCCAGCTGAAGTACTTGAGCGTCTCAAAAAGGAGAAACCTGATTCCTCAATGGAAGAGCTCGTAAAAGAGGCTGATGACATTGTCGCAGTAGAGATTAAAGAGCGTCAGAAGAAGCGTGAGGCTGAGGCTGAGGCTGAGGCTGAGGCTGAGGCTGAGGCTGAGGCTGCCGAATCATCCATTAACGGTAATCTTGAACAGGTAAAGGAGGAAGGTGAGCCAGAGGTTTCATCTGAAGAGTCAAAACCCTAATGAAAATATAAATAAAAAATATTATTATAAAGTAAACAAAATGATAAGTGTAATCATCGCAATCATTTTGACAAGTATGTTCTTTATTTTGTTTTTTGAACCAAGTTTTAATTCAAAAAACAAAAGAGATGTTGAAAAGGTAAGTACTATAGATGGATTTATTGAGGATACTTACAGGGGTCCATTTGTAGATAAGTTTATACCACCTAAATATGGTGAAATTGGGACGTTTACAGGATACTCAAGTGTACCTGAGGATAACTGGCTGCATGGTTTTCCCCATGAAAAAGCCTAATAGAAAAACTGCAAATGCAATAATCCATGTCGATTTTTCTACATTTGCAAAAAAATCAACCTTTTCATCCCGTGGTGGGGGTGGGGGTTGATACATCATATCCGGTGGATGAAAATAATAATCCTGATCTCTTTGTTCTTGGTGTTTATTATCTTCATCCTTCTCCTGATTCAGGGGGTCAATACTTGGGTCATATTCAATGGGATTTCCAATGTCTGTCTCCATTTTTAATATAGCTTTCGTTTTTTTTAAGCATATTCTTACTCACTTTCCTCATCACTTTCCTCGTCGTCTACAACAAAACCCTTTAGATTACCATTTACATCTTCATCATCGGATTCACATAGATCACTTTCATCATCTTCGGAATAACATTCTTCATCGGTTTCAATATCTGAACCAATTTCGGAATTGTAATCATCCTGTTTATAATCATCAATTAATTCAGTGTCATCTGGTTCATATAATTCAGGCTTCTTTATCTGCCTACCAGAACGAGTCTTATTCATCGTTTTATTATAGCTAATATTTCTGTTTAAGTATATTATCGCGAAAGAGAAAGTTCTTGAATGACACTGCTATTCAAAACATGTGTCTTTACACGAGGACACTTTTTACAAATAGGACACTTTTGCTTAATCTTATTCTTTTCAATGATATAAGACATGGAATGATTCTCGTGAATAGATTGTATTTGTTCACAGTAATGTGATGTAGTAAGCACCATAAACTTATTATTTTGTTGAGAGATGTTCACCACCTTGGTGTCTTTCTGCCCAGTCATAAATCTCTGTATGAAAGACTCCAACTTCGGCTTTACGTCAGATTGTTTGATTTGAGGTTTTTCTTTAAATTTCTTAATTTCTGGGCAATTCTTAATATCGTTCTTTCCCTGGTATAATTGCTTAATTATCTTATCAGGTAGTTCGTGTTTCCTACCATAAAAGTCTTTACAGAAGCCATCGCGTCTTCCCCTGATGGTTTCACATCTACAAAAGCATTTTTGTGCTACAATCTTACCACTTATATGAAACCAAACGTGATTGGAGCTATGTGCTCTTTTTAGATTTTCGCAATATTTCGAATTGGTGGAAACGAGATACGTATCTTTATGTTTGAAAACTTTAGTGACTGTAGACGTTCGTTGTCCTTCAATGTTTTCCCTTATAAACTCTTCTATCATACCTTTCAATTGATCGTTGTGAAGCTCATCCTTTGTTTGTACTTCTGTAAAAGTACCTTCTTTGATAACAATCGAAGGTGGTTCTACATTAACATGTTGTACTTCATTTGTCCTGATAGCTGATAATTTAAGTATTTCAACACTTGGACTCTGATCAATTCTCAAAAGTGTCGATAGAGGTTCAGTTGTATACTTAAATACTGGGAGATACGCGACCTGATCAACTTTTTTACCACCACATTCCGGACACCCTTTACCGTTACATGCGTTATGTTTTTCCTTCTTATAGGACCATGGCATACGAAGCCCACTTCCACTGGTTCTCCTATGGAGGTCACCATACACAGAAGAGTCAATTATTTCATTCCAATCCATAAAGCTCTTCACCGTCGAGAGTGCTATCAATATATGTTCACGGAGAGCAAGTGCTGATGACTGATCAACTACATACCCATACCAATTCATATGGATGCCAGTTTTTACAAGATCCCCTACATTCTTTGGGGGTGCTACCGAAATGATACATTCTTTACCACCATGGCGTTTTACCTTGTCACATATAACTTTACATATACTCTTAATCTCATTTATAGTTAATGCCTTATCATCTTTATAGTCTATGTCAACGAAAAAGTTATAAGTTGGAGTCTTTTGTTCAACGACAAATAATTTCTCACCCCTCGTGACAGCATCAATATACTTCTCATGAAATTCAATCAATCTATCACATGGCACAGACAACAAACCGCCGTCCAAGAGCACATGTGAGGGATTGGGGACCCTTTTCAAAAAGTCGTTTTGGTTACACCACCTTTTAAACATATTTTATTATACTACTTACCCTCTAAACCACTTGAAAAAAGATACATCGTGGTACTCCCTTGTAGTGGATAACTCCTTCTTGAAAGTTAAAAGTTCATACACTGTATTTTTTTCATTTTCCTTTACCCATTCGTCAACTTCCTCATCGCAGAAACCTCTATTCGTTTTGAGAAGTTCCCCTATTTGCATTAAGATGTAAGCTTTAGACTTCATTCTATTTTATAGAAAAGGTTTTTCTATCAAGGGAACTTACACATGAGTAAAATACTGGATTTTTTATGACATTATCTATAATGAGTTTCCAACGTTTACGTAAGTTAAACTCTTCGAGAGTTTCAAAACACATAAAATCATTTTCATCAAACGTTTTTTTAATAGGTTGTTTATTAATTTTTTTAATTGTAGTTCTTTGTTTTTCATCGTTAAACTTTTTAACTAACGACTGTTGCTCCTGTTTATCATAATCCACGAAGAATATGAATACATTATACTCTAAGTCTACAGTTGGACTTTCTTTAACTATAAACTTAAACTCTGTATATTCACCATGTTTTAAATTGACTACACCTCTCGTTTCTTCTTCCAATTCCCTTAAAGCACATCTAATTGGGTTAAATATTTCTCTCCGTCTACATCCACCCGTGACAAAAATCCAATCTTTAAATCGTCGATCCCTCACTGTGAGGAAATGAGGTTTATCATCACGGAAACTTACGGGTATAGCTATAGCCTTGTATTTTTTCATTGCGCATTCGCAAGTTATAATAAGTGGATAGGATTATTCTTGCTTATTTTCTCCAGCTTCAGCTTCAGCTTCAACCTCCTTTTTTGGTTCTGTGGGTGGTGCTGGTGCAGACAAACGCTGAATTAGATGTGTCGAAAACCCCTTCAAGTTTTCAAGATCCTGTTTAGCTTTATTCATCTCCCTGAATAAGAAGATAACACCTAGAATAGCCACAATGGTGGCTACCATCATCAAGTTTTCTCGATCCATTGAAATCATTATAATTTATATAGAGGTCTTCTTTTTAAGTATTCTACACAATAACACCCATATTGGGTTTTCCTGTAGGGGGGCATTCGTAGGGCATTTGAGCAAATTGGACGGCTTCGTAATGCGCGGGTTCACAAGACTTGTCAGTTGATGGTGTAGACTGACCGACAAACTTTTCGAGTGTCCTGGACTTGGGATCGTACGTCAATACAAAAACGATGGAGAGGAGGAAGACAATCTTCCAAAACATAGTTATTATTTAGTTAGAATATAAAAGGCCACCCATACCATTTTCGATACGGAGAACGTTGTAGTTCACAGCATAGATGTCCTTGTTACAGAGCTGGGTATCGTTGATGATACGAGCAGAGTCGAGGCGTGAAAAGTTGAGGGAGCCTGTGGGCTGGAGCTTAGAGACATCGAGGCAGAAGGGGTAGAAGAACAACTTCTTGCCAGTGCTGCTACCACCGTTAGACGAGTGGTAATACAGTGGGACG